ATGACCACCAGGCATTCCGCCTGGACCAGTAACGGTCACATGACCAGCAGTGATGTTCATCTGGTTATTCATCTTCTTGCCAAACATCTTCCCAAGTGTGGCAAAGAATCTTCCAGCAATAATGATTGCTCCGTATAGCGCCGCTACCGATACGGCACCACCAAGAAGTTTCCCGATAGGTCCAAGTTTCTTCAAGAACCCAACTATTGCATTTATTCCTGAAAGCACTTTTGCAAGTCCACTAAAGAACATCTCAATAACTTTTCCAAGAACAGTGAATATCGGTAGCGCCGAAATGATTAGCGTTCTTAGTTCATTTCCGTATTTACCAATAGCACCAATAATGTTGACGATCTGGTCTGCAAAACCACGGATCGCTCCTTCGTTCTCTATGATCAAATCACGAACATTGCCAAAACCAGCATCAAATTTTGCAATTATTCCATCAATTACTGGACCGAAAAAACTTCGGTTGATTACATCTCCAGCCTCTTTAAATGTGCGGAGCCAGTCTTGCATTTTGTCAAAAGCGCTACCAATTGAATCAAAACTTGATTTGAAAAAACCAAAAATACCAGGGGCTGTGCCAAGGTATTTTTGCATCAAGAAAATAAACTTGTCCGAACCCTTATCAATGAAGTCAATGACATCGTTGAGTTTTCCAGTGTTAGCCCATCCGTTTACAACATACGCAAGACGAGCAATTGTTTTCTGGATGATTCCCTGCAAGCGACCAACAGCGTTTCCAGCATCGCTTAAGTAACCACCACCAAGATCGGTTAATTGAGCCTTGATGTCACTGATCGCAATCTTGAAACGACCCATGAGTGTGTTGTTTAATGCATCTAATGTTCCAGCGTATTTCTTCTCAAATGTTTCACCGAGGTTGCCTTCTACGGCAGCCTTCATGAAGTCTTCTTTTGTTTTGATTCCTAAAGCACCAGCCTCTTTGATGATCTTTTCAAAGTCAGGACCGAGTTCCTTGGCTGCACTAGCACCGCCACTAAGACCACCTTTTTGAATTGCGTTAAAGAAAGTTGCTAAGTTCTCTGTTCCTTTTTCAATATCTCCACCAGATCCGACAACAACATTCATTAATGTTTCAAATGCCCTTGTTGTTTCTCCAGTGACTGGGGCATTTGCGCTCAGTTTGTTAAATGCCGAGGTGAGTCCTTTTGCTCCAACAACCGCGAGATTTGAGTTCTCAACGAATATACTCATTGCTTGACCAGCGGCTACGAACCTATCGGAAGTATTTTCAGCGCCTTGATAGTACGCAGGTGAGTTCTGTACGGCTGCAAATTGCTTCTGCGCAGCCAAAAATGTAGTCAGTGCTACAAACGCAACGCCAACTGTACCCGCTAGTGTTGACATGGCTGCGTTGTACATCTTTATGAAGTACTGACCAGCCTTGAAAGCAAGAGTTACACCACCGATTGCCGCTGCTAGTAGAGGCAATTCAATCATTGACATCTTGTTTACGAGTTGAAGAATCTTCCCGTAACTAGCAATGCCTTTTCCCATGTCGCCACGGAAGTCAAAAACCTCACCCCTGAAACCGTCATAGCGACCTGGTCGTGTTCTACGACCACCGCCTCCGCGACCACCGCGACTACTGCCACCACGACTACGACCACTACCACTACTTCCGCCGCCGTCGTCATCATCGCCACCATCAGGACGGGAATCTCGTGCGCGACCATAGTCTCGTTCGGCGCGTGTAAGTCGTTCTAATGCCTCGCGTGTAGCCTCAATCGTTGCAATATCTGAATTGACTTCAATATTGATTACGACTCGTTCGCCGCCACCTGGCATTGACATAATTCCGTCTCCGTATTAAGGGTTGGGGATTATGAGCGCTCCAGCAGATTAACGACTTTGTCGTCGTGCTTCCGCTTCCTGTTTTTCTCTATCCTGTTGTATAACTTTAGCACACGCTAAGCGTATGAGCCATTCTTCTTCAGTGCTGTTGAGTAGTTGGACTGGGTCTGTTTTAAAGAGGTCTCCAAGCCTTGCCGCTAATTGAATGCGGAAATCGCCTACTAACTCTCGGAAGACCTCTTCGTGGGGTCCACTGCATCAACATTGTCTCCATAACCAGCAGACTCAATGATTGCGACAGCGGCTGATTCAACATGTGGCTCAAGACCAAAGAATGCCAACACACAATCTGGATGTGGACGCGTTGTTCCAGTCATTTCCATGATTTCTCGTGACGCAAATGTCAACTCAACACCTTCGGAGTCGGTGACAATTTCATCGTTCAGAACAATTCCAGTTGTTGTGGCTGCGATTAGGTTTGCGGAAAAACGGATCGTGTCCATTCCATTTTTGCGATCTTCGCCCGCGCTCTTACGCCAGTTCTTCATCTGTTGCTGATTGATATTAGGTGAAACACGAATCATCACGCCTGGACGCTCTGGAACAGGGATGTAGATGTCTGTTCGTTTTACCTTCTCAGAAATAATCTTTTTAAGATTATTGAGTACATTTGTGTCTTCAAATACCCCTGAAGACGCTGGATTTGCTGAACTTACTGGCTCATCACCAGAGTTGAAAGTAAAGTTTGTCATGCAGGGAACACTAACACAACAAAATACTCAGAACTGCAACCCTAAAAATTAGGCAGATGCGCTGGTTTGTGGTGCGTTACCAACAGACACCGTTGAGATGCTGAAGGTCATCGCGAAAGTTGCTGGAGTACCCGAAGTTGCATCGCCGTCTGGCTCAGTCAAACCAACAAGCAGTGCGCTTGTGTATTGACGATCTGCGCCAGGAACTTGGATGTCACAGTCAAAGACATGGATGTCAATGTTGTAACGGATACGACCAACCTTCTGGCGAAGTTCCTGAAGTTTTGCAAGGAATACTCCGTCGGTTGAAACATAACCAGTCAGCGTGATGTCGCCGATTTCCGCTGGAGCACAAAGGGTCTCAGGGAACAGGTCGCCACCATGGTAAACCTTCTCAACAGCCGCGGTAATTTCTCCGCCACTTACCTGCGTGAAATAGTCAGGGAAGGTCGGGATGTTTGAGGTGGTGTTGGTTGGGGTGATCTTTGCAACAATCTGACGCTGTGTGGCAAGATTCTTGAAGAGTGTTGGGCGTGCCATTTAATTATTCCTCCGTTATGCCAAAGCAGTTGTGAGATTTGACTTGATGAGATCAACATCAATCTTGTCGCCCACGCTTGATACGCGGACTCCGATGCGAGCCTTTACTGTTCCCTCTTCAAGTTGTGAAAGTGGGTTGAGTGTTGAGTCGCACTTGATTGTGTATCCGTAGTCAATACGACGACCGTCTGCGGTGAAACCCTCATACAGTCCGCCATTGATACGAATTGGCTCAAGAACGCCTTGGGCGGCATTGATGATGTTTGCGTAGAGCGTTGAACGACCATCAATCGTTGAGAACACAAGGTCTTCAAGACGCTTTTCAGCCTCGGTGACGATGTAGTTGATGGTGTCGCGTGCCGTGATGAAACGCCACTGGGCAGTTACCGACGAGTGCGAGCGTGCACCATAGATGCGTACGCGACCGTTGATAACGCGGATTGGGTTCAAATAAGCGGCGTCCATGAGGTCGCCTTCTGAACGGCTTACAGCAAGAACTGTGTCCGAAACAAATTCTGCTTCAGAAACAACGCCAGCATATGCCTTCCAAGGACCAGTCTGGTTGTGAGTGCGACTGCGAACACCTGCAACATAAGCATCTGGTGGGATGTTAACAGTTACGGTTCCGTTAGGAATCTTTACCCAAGGATGGTAGAACGCCATGTATTCGTGGTATTCAGTTCCTGTGTAGCCAGTTGATGCCGAGCGTGCAGTTGAAAGCGATGCACCTTCAGCCATACTGCAAATTGCAATACGGTTGTTTGCTTGAGCGTGGACGCGAAGTGCGTCGTAAAGTGCACTGTCGCTTGTTCCAGTTGCAACACCAGGTGCTGCTACACATCCAGAACCAAGATCTGCTGTGAAGAGTTCAAGATCGGCGATGTAGTCGCTCTTAGCAATTGCTCCGTTTGCACCACTAGCGAAAGCCGATGCGGCGGTTGTCTTCAACAATGCTGATGCACTTGCAGATGCGGTGAGTGCCGCAGTGAAGTAGTACTGAGCAGTGGTGTCAAAGTTGATCGCACTGATTACTTCAGTGAGACTTGTGTAGCCAGTTCCAGAGAACACTGTTGTTCCACTGTAGGTTACGCTTAGATCAAAACTCGTTGTGTTGTTTGTAACAGTAACTGAAAGGCTATTACCCCAAGTACCCTTACCAACAGCAGTCAGCGTGATTCCTGGATCAGAAGTTCCAACAAGAATTGCTTTTGAACCTGCTACAGCATCAGATGCCGATGCGCGTGCAACATAAGCACGAACTCCGCCTTCTTCAAAGAAGGTCTTCAGCGAGTACCAAGTGTACGAACCGCTGACATGACCACCAAATTTGGTTTCAA